GCATGATTTCAGCCCCCAACAATGGTGCGCCCGAAGATGTCTCGGACGAGGCGTTCTTCTTGCTGCCGGTTCAGATAGTTCTGGAACGAGTTCAGCGCCCCGCCGATGGCCCCAGTGTAAGCCGAGGTGCGACCCAGACGCCCCGCCGCCAGCGCGTTGGCCTCTTGGCCCATGATGTTGCCGGCAGAGGTGCCGAAGCCAGACGCCGCGTTGCCCATTTGGGTGCCGGCAGTCTGCCCCAGCCCTGCGATGTTCGCCAGCCGGTTGTAGGCGTTGCCGTACTCCTGCGACGCCGTATCCTGCGCAAACCGCTGACCGGCCTTCAACGCGCCGCCCGACAGGAAATTTCCCCGAGACGCCTGCATGCGCTCCAGCGCTTTCAGACCCTCGCCCAGACGAAACCCGTAGCCGGGGTCCATCTCCAGCATCTGCTGCTGCGAGCCCGGGCCGCCGAGCCCCATCGCACCGGACAGGCGTTCCAGCGCTTTCGTGCCGGCAGTGCGGTACGGTTCCAGCAGCCCTTTCTGGTACTCAAACATCTCCCGCTGCAGGGCGAGAGCGTTTGCCGCAGCCTGCGACTGCGTTTCTGCGGCTTCCTCTGCCGCGTTGGCCTCCAGCACGCCACCGACGACGCTGCCGACGCCGCCCACGACAGCCTGGCCGACGGGGCTGGTGACGAGTTGGACGGCTTTGTCGAGGAGGCTGCCGCCAGCGCCCGTTACCGTAGACGCAATGTCTGCGGCTGTTTTGCTGCCGGTAGCCCCGAGGACCGTGTCGTAGGCCGACGTTTGGGCGCCGGTCATCCCGGCCCCGTATCCTTCCGAGCCGTACAGTGCCGCTCTGGCAGCAGAATCCATGCCGGCGCCGGTTGCGCCTGTTGCGCCGGTTGTTGCGCCAGTAGCAGCGCCGGTTGCAACGGTCGGAACAGCAGCGCCGCTTCCAGTTGCTGCCCCGGTTGCGCCGGTGGCGGCAATGTCTGCAGCACTTTTTGCCGCGCTGACACCGGCGCCAAGATTTAAGGCGTTCATGCCCGCGTCAACGCCCATGTTGGCAGCAAAGCCTGCATCTGCCGGAATGCCCGCCAGATCAACAATCGTGCCCACCGAAGGGGGCGTTGACGTAATTGCCGCAGCAGGATCTGCAAACTTGCCGAACTCAAACGTTGGCGCCGTGACGGGGCCAAGTGACGGCGGCAATTCAGTCAGAGGCGTCACCGACGGCGAGCCGGTCGGCAACGGAGTCATTGACGATGGCGGCGTTGTGAAAACATCCAACTCTGCCAAATTCGTCGGAGACAAAGACCCAGCTTGCCCCAGCACATCTGACGGCAAAGTCGCCAAGTCTGCGGCCGACAGCGCGCCGCCGGCTCCCCCCAGAAGCGCGTTGACGCCTGCCATTTCCGCAGCGGTAGCCGGTGCAAGAACGCCAGGCGCCATAGCTTCTGCGATGCCCAGTGCGCTGCCGGCACCGGCCCCCGCACCAGCCCCAGCGCCCCCAAGCAACGAATTGATGCCCGCGCCAAGACCGGCTAGCCCGAGGCCGGCGCCGAAAATCTTGATCATGGGCTCGATCATGTCGCCGAGATCGGAGCCGGCGATCTTGATGTCCTGCACGCCATCTGGCGTTACAAAACCCCAGTACGTGTTGAAGGTGCGCTTGTCCGGGTGCTTCCAGCGAAGGTCGTAGCCCGACGCGCGAAGGCTATCAATAGCCGCCTTGGCTTGAGGTGTATATTGCTGCCCAACCTCTAGCGGCATAAAACCGCCGTTTGGGTCGGGCTGCATTTCAATCATGGGCTCATACACTTTTCCCCGGAAGCCCGTTGCCTGCAGAACCTGCTCCCACGGACCCACATATTTCATGGTCTCCGGGTTGCCATACGCCGGGTCATTGGCCCAACGCGGATCGTCATACGACCAGTATTCAGACGACACTTTTGCCATGATTCACCTCACCCAATCCGCCAGTCGGTGCCGTCGCTGTACACGGGGACTTTGTTTAACCCACCGCCAGCCACAACGGACGCAAACGTCGTCGCGTTGGCATCGGTGACAAAGGCCCGCGCGCCTGCCCCGGCGGTAGCCGCTGCCGGCAGTGTAGCCACGGTCAGCGTGCCGTGGTTGAAGTACTTCACGCTGAACGTCAGCGTCAGACCTGGTATGCGAAACGACGTTACGCTGGCGTTCCCCATCGTGATTTCGTTGCTGACACCGACTGCCGACACATCGGCGTCGTAGCCGATTACCGTGTTGTTGCTGCCGGTCGTGAGCGAGTCGCCGGCCTGCATGCCGACGGCGGTGTTGTTTGCGCCAGAGGTTAGCGCCCCCAGTGCCGACGCGCCCACCGCCGTGTTGTTGCTGGTGGTGGCCGCATCCAGCGCAGTCCACCCGATGGCAACGTTATACGCGCCCGTGACCACCAGCAGAGCCGCATCCTTGCCCACCGCAGTGTTGCCGGTGCCGCTGGTATTTGCCCCCAGCGCCGAGCGGCCTACGGCCACGGCATCGCTGCCGGTGTAGGCGTCCAGCGCCGCGTAGCCCACCGCCACGTTGTCCGCTCCCGTGGACACCAGCAACAGCGCATCGCTGCCCAGCGCCGTGTTTCCTGCGCCCGTCGTTGCCGCGTTCAACGCTCGGTATCCCGCGCCAGTGTTGTAGTTCGCAGTCGTAGCCGCCGACAGCGAATCGTAGCCCACGGCCACGTTGTAATCACCGCTGGTGTTGGCATCCAGCGCCTGCGAACCGACCGCAGTGTTCTGAAAGCCGTCAGTGTTTGACGTCAGGGCGTTGTACCCAACGGCAACGTTGTTTGACCCCGTGGTATTGCTGTCCAGCGCCGTGTCGCCCACGGCAATGTTGGTGGCAATGCTGCCGGCACCCAACCCCACGGCAACACCGACTTCCTTGGTCAAGTCAAACGCCGCGTAGATGTTGTCGTCGGTCTTGATCAGCGTGCCCAGCGACGTCTGCAGAACGAACTTGTACGACGAACCAGCCGTAAGCCAGATTTGCGCGGGCGTCCTGCCGGCGCTGTCCAGCACGATGGGGTTGGCGTTGGCCGTGCCGCCAGTAGACGACGTGTACGTCGCCGCGGGCGTCGTTGTGCCGGCAGCGTAGGTGTAGATCAGCCCGCCGTTTAGCGGGTTGCCGTTGTTGTCGAAGAACTGGGCGCCTGCGCCTGCGTAGGGGGAAAGCGAAACGCTCATGATGCTCTCACTGTTGAATCTGGCTCACCGCCAGCACGACGGCAGGGGCTGCTGGGGCAAACGCAGTGGCTGCGACATTATCCACCGTGATGGCCGTATCGTTTGCGGCGAACATGATCTCGATGCGGTCGTTTGCCGCCAGCGAGAAAAACTCGCTCATAGACACAGCGGTGTACCCGTTGTTGATGTTGATCGTCACCAGCCTGGCAGAGTTAGCGACATCTGTTCCGTTTTTGCGGAACCACAGCCAAACCGTCTTGGCGCTGCTGCTGCTGCTGCTGATCTGAACGGTGGCGTCAAACTGGTACAGGCCCGATTGCACCACCACAATGCGCGACGCCGGCGATCCGATGCTGATGCCCTCAGAGATGTCGGAGTTGTCGAACGTCAGCGCGTAAGCCGTGTTGATGACTGCGGGCGATTGGTCGCTGGTCTTGGTGAACTCGCCGTAATACTTCTGCTGCTCAATTGTCGGCCGCACGAAGATGTCGCCCGCCGTTGCGCTATCTACCAGCACCGCAGCGATTGGAATCACGTTGTCCGGCGCGGTGGGCTTGACGTTGGTGAACCCGCCGGCTACCGTCGGGCTGGCGTACAGCACGTCGCCCACGCTGAACGCGCTGGTGTTGATGCCGCTGACGTTGCCCCACACGCAGCACAGGCCCGTGGCGCCGCTGTCGGGAAGTTCTTCGGCCATCACGCCCAAGATGTACAGCGACGGCGACGAGCCGTCAGCCAAGTACGGGGCCACCGACAGCACGTTGTTAGCGCCCACGCCAACGAAACCGACCACGGAGCCCTTGGGAATCGTTGAGCCCGTCGTGTTTTCGACGACGGTGTACTGCGTCAGCGCGGCGTTCTCCGTCGCGTTCTGCAGCAACTGAAAGAACCGAAACCACGCGCGGGTTGTCAGCGCCCCCTGATCCACCAGCGGGTCGCGCTGCGAAGGTACGCGCGGTGCAAGCTGCACGTCAGGCGCTCGTCGGGGTAACGGACAGTTCCGCACCCATGATGGCAATCTTCACCGGATCACTGCCGCTGATCTCGTACACGCGATCCCGCAGCTTGGTGGTCATGCCCAGCCTGCGCCAAATTACGCGCTTGCCGTACTCGCCGAGCTTGCCCATGCTGGCCCAGTGCTCGTTGCTCCAGGTGTGTCCGCCGTCGTCGGACCAGCGGAGCATGGCGCGAGAAGTGCCAACATTGACTGTGCCGCTTATGTAAGCGTTGTATTTTGATGGGTTCGCAAACAGAATTTCTGTTACCGTAATTTGCAAATAATTTCTGACAGACTCAGAAACTGGATTGCCGGCGGCGTAGTTAAGGACTGTTGTAGCGTCCGCAAGAACGATTGTTCCGGTATTGTCTACGTCGCCCAGCATTCTTCCGTTGAACTTTTCGCCCATGATTGAAGATCCGGGCTGTGTTCCTGCTGCATATTGCAAAATGCCAAGTCCAAATGCAATCCAATTAATGCTTGCCGATGCTGTGTCAAAAAAAGCAGACGCCCCGGCCTCACAATCCAACTGCAACGCATGATGCGCCGTGCGCTTCAGCGTGTTCTGCCCCGTGGGCAGCGCGCGCCAAGAACGCAGCCAGCGCTGCTCATCGTTGCCGTCCTGATACACCTCGGGGTCAAACGCATAAACTTGCCCGTTTTCCCAATCCCCCACCAGCACCTGTCCAGCAAAGTTCGCCTGACAGTTGCTCCGGTGCCGCCGGTACTGCACGCCGTCCCAGTACGCCCTTTCATGCCACGCACCAGTGGCGACGTCAAACACCCACGTTGCCTGAGCGGTTGGGAACACCAGCACGTAGAACGAATGACCATCCTGCTGGTAGGAGTAGCCGATGGCGTCGTTCAGCACGCCGTACTGCTGAATTTGCCACTCAATGGCGTGCGTGCTGACGCGCTGGGCGTTGTAGCCTTGGTTGCGGTACACGATGCCGTTGCCGCGGGCGTCAGAGCCCAGCCAGAACACGGCGTTGTCCAGCTTGGCAACGCTGTACGGCGCAAGGCAACCGGTTTCCATAAACGCGCCCTCAATGCGCGCCAGCGGGAAGTCGGCTAGGCCGGCGTTGTACCAAACCTCAACAGTATTGTTGCCAAACAGCCAGACCTCGCGGTGGTCTACCATTAGCGACACGATGTTGTCGGGGTTGCCCTCAGCGCTGGCAAAGTCCAGTG